CAGGCAAATGCTGAAGACATGTTGCGGGAAGCGACGGGTGGTCTCGCGTCGCGTCCCGAGGGCTTCATCATCTATCTGACGACGCAGTCGAACGACCCGCCTGCAGGCGTGTTCCTGCAAAAGCTGCGATATGCGCGCGATGTGCGCGACGGAAAGATCGTCGATCCGTGCTTCGTGCCGGTGATCTTCGAGCACCCGCCAGAGATGGTGAAGCGCAAAGAGCATTTGCTGGTCGAGAACCTCGCGATGGTGAATCCGAACTTCGGGTTCTCCGTCGATCAGGCTTATCTGGAACGCGAGTTCCGAAAGGCGAAGGAGACCGGCGAAGAGTCGTTTCGCGGCTTTCTTGCGAAGCATGCCAACGTCGAAATCGGATTAGCGCTGCGCAGCGATCGCTGGGCGGGGGCGGATTTCTGGGAAGCGGCGGCACTGGCGCCGAAGGTCACGCTGGACGATCTGATAGCGCGGTGCGAGGTGATCGATTTCGGCGTCGACGGCGGCGGCCTGGACGACTTGCTCGGCGCAGCAGCGGTTGGTCGCGAACGCGGCACGCGCAATTGGCTCGCGTGGGCGCACGCATGGGCGCATCCATCCGTGTTCGAACGGCGAAAGGAAATCGCTGAAGCGTTGCGCGACTTCGAGAAAGAGGGCGATCTCACTGTCGTCGACCAGATTGGCGATGACGTGCGGGAGTTCGCGGATATGGTGGCGTTGGTCCACTTGGCAGGGTTGCTCGATCGCGTTGGCGCGGACCCGGCCGGCATCGGCGGCATCCTCGACGCGCTGGCCGAGGCGGGCATTCCCGAGGACAAGGTCATCGGTATTTCGCAGGGCTGGAAGCTCACTGGCGCGATCAAGACCGCGGAGCGGCGCATCGCTGCGGCGACCGGGGCAAAGGTCGATGACGGTCCTGCGCCCGACGGCATGCTGATTCACGGCGGTCAGCGACTGATGGCGTGGTGCGTCGGTAATGCGCGCACCGTTCCGGTTGGCAACGCCGTCAACATCACAAAGCAGGTGAGCGGATCGGCAAAGATCGACCCGCTTATGGCGCTGTTCAACGCAGTCACGTTGATGAGCCTCAATCCGCAACCAGCACCAACACCGGGAATTGTTATCCTATGAGCGAAGCATTCAAGGCGGCGCAGGCGAAGGCCCGTATCCCGGGTTCAGCCGTGCTGAACGCCTGGCGCGCGCAGCATGGGCCCGAGACGACTGGTCGCGTCAACAACCTCAATGAGACGCGGCAGAGTCTGACCGTTCAGGAGCTGGCGAACATCATCGGCGGCGGCGCAATCAGCAATGCTGGCCCGGTCGTCAACGAGACGACCGCAATGAAGGTCTCTGCGGTCTATGCGTGCGTCGCGCTGATCGCTGGCGCGATCTCGACGCTGCCGATGCAGATCTATGAGCGCACGCCGACGGGTCGATCGGCTGTCGACCATCCTTATTGGTGGATGCTGAACGAGCAGCCCGAGCCTGACGTTTCGGCGGCGGTGTTCTGGGAGTACCTGGTCGCGTCGCGGCTCTTCTATGGCGACTGCTTCGCGGAGATCGTGCGTCCGTCGTTCCGCAGCAGCTCGGTGTCGGGACTCAAGGCGCACCATCCGTTGCGCGTCTTTCCGTTCCGCGACAGTCAGGGTGATCTTTGGTATCGCGTGCAGCCGCTGGTCGGCGCCGAGTATGTGCTGAACCCGGCGGACATCATCCATATCCCGAGCCTCGGCTATGACGGAATCCGCAGCCCGAGCCCGATCACGTACGCGGCGCGCCAGGCAGTCGGAACTTCGATTGCGGCTGCGGAATACAGCGCCCGGTTCTTTTCGAACGGCGCGCGCCCCGACTTCGCGCTGACGACCGACGGCAACATGACGGAAGAGCAGGCGCGGCTGCTGCGCGCTACGTGGGGCGAGCGTCACAGTGGTGTCGCAAACTCGCACCTGCCCGCGATTCTCACCGGCGGCCTCAAGGTTCAGGAGTTGACCATGTCGCCGGTGGATGCGCAGATCCTTGAGACGTCGAAGTGGGATCTAGAAGAGATCTGCCGCATCCTCGGCGTGCCGCCATTCATGGTCGGGTCGACCGAGAAGACGACTTCGTGGGGCAGTGGCGTCGAGAATATGAGCCGCGGCTTCGTGAAGTTCACGTTGCTGCGCGACCTCGTGAAGTTCAATCAGGAACTCAACCGTAAGCTTTGGCCGTCGCGACAGCGGATCTTCTGCGAGTTCGACGTCTCAGGTATGGAACGCGGGGATCTGGCGAGCGAGAACGCCGCGTTGCGCGTTGCGATGGGCGGAGCCGGTGCGCCCGGCTGGATGACGCCGAACGAGGTCCGACACATCAAGCTGCTGCCGCCCGTCGAAGGCGGTGACGTTCTTTTCAGTGGCATCTCGGAATCAGGGGCTGGAACGGACCCGAAATCGGGCGAAAAAAAGGCGGCGCCTGAGCCCGCAGGGCAACCACACGAGGGTTCAACATGAGCAAATTGATCAAACTGCTGGCGAGCAACCGCCGGCCGACGGCGCATCCGCGTGCGCTCGAAATGAATGGCGAGGAGGCGACGCTCTACATCTATGACGCGATTGTCGCCGACGACGACACTGCGTATTGGTGCGGTGGCGTCTCTGCGCAGTCCCTTGTGCCGCAGATCCGCGACATCAAGGGCGGCACGGTCAACCTGCGCATCAATTCGCCAGGTGGCGACGTGTTTGCAGCGCAATCAATCGTCGCAGCGATCCGCGACACGGGCGCGAAGGTCGTTGCGCACATCGACGGCGTTGCGGCCAGCGCAGCGACGGTGATCGCCTCGGCGGCCGATGAGGTCGTGATGTCAGACGGCGCGATGTACATGATTCACTGTGCGTGGACCTTCGCAATCGGTAACGCTGCCGATCTGGCTGCAACATCCGACCTGCTCGACAAGACGGACGGCGTGATTGCGAGCCAGTATGCGAAGCGCACGGGCAAGAGCGCCGATGAAATGAAGGCGTACATGAGCGCGGAAACGTGGTTCACCGCGCAGGAAGCGCTCGACGTCGGTCTCGTCGACCGAATCGCCGAGAATTCGCCGAAAAATCAGGCGTCGTGGGATCTTAGCGCTTACGCGAACGCTCCGAAACCGACGGCACATGTTCAGCCCGAGCCGCAGATCGACGCGATCACCGCCGAACACCGCGATCGTCAGCAGCAGCGCTTGCGCATGCTGAATCGCCTCAATCATCAGTGACGCGCCTCGCGCAACTGAGAACGGCCGCCGAAAGGCGGTTTTTTTTCGTCCTAACGACCTGCGCGAGCGGTCAACTCTTAACGGAGAGAGTCAGATGAAACTGCAACAACTGCGCGAGCTGCGCAATTCGAAGGCGCGTGAAGTCAACGAGCTGAACAACAAGTTCCCGGCGGATCAGCGCATGCCGGCTGCTGACGCTGAGCGCATGGACGCGATCCTCGCTGAAATCGAGGCGATCGACGGCGACATCGCACGCGAGAATCGCCGCGCGCAGCTTGCCGCTGAAGACCCGGCTGTCCAGGCTGCTGCGCTGCTGAACTCGGCGACGCGCGATCCGGCAAAGCAGGGCGACGAAGCGAAGGCGCTCCGCGCGTACATCGCTGGCGGTGTGGCGAACATGGCCGAAGAGGACCGCGCGCGCATGCTGGCGCGGCAGACTCCGGACATCCGCAACGCGATGTCGACGACGACGACGACGGAAGGCGGCTTCACGGTGGCGACGGAATACCAGCGTTCGCTCGAAATCGCGATGAAGGCCTACGGCGGCATGCGCGCGGTGGCGCACGCCATCCGCACGGCGACGGGCGCCGCGATGAACTTTCCGACTACCGATCCGACCTCGGAAGTTGGAGAAATTGTCGGCCAGAACGCTCCGGTTACCGGTCTGGACACCACGTTCAACAACCTCGCGCTGAACGTGTTCAAGTACAGCTCGAAGAAGATCGCACTGCCGTTCGAGCTGGTGCAGGACTCGTTCATCGACATCGAGGCCTACATTCAAGGGCTGCTCGCGATGCGTCTCGGCCGCATCCAGAACACGCACTTCACGACCGGCAACGGGACGACGCAGCCGAACGGCCTCATCACGGCGGCGGCAACCGGCCGCACGGGCACGACGGGTCAGACGCTCACGGTCATCTACGACGACCTGGTCGAACTGGAGCATTCGGTCGATCCGGCATACCGCAATCAGCCGGGTGTCGGTTACATGATGCACGACTCGTCGGTCAAGGTGATCCGCAAGATCAAGGACTCGCAAGGTCGTCCGATCTTCGTGCCGGGCTATGAAGCCGATGCGATGGTGAACGGCGGTGCGCCTGATCGTCTGATGGGCCGTCCGATCAACATCAATCAGGACATGCCGGTGATGGCAGCGAACGCGGAATCGATCGCGTTCGGTCAGCTGTCGAAGTACGTCATCCGCGACGTGATGGATCTGACGATCTTCCGTATGACGGACAGCGCCTTCACGCTGAACGGTCAGATCGGCTTCGTCGGTTTCCTGCGCACGGGCGGCAACCTGATCGACGCTGGCGGCGCCGTCAAGACCTACGCGAACTCGGCGACGTAATCGCGTAGCCATCGCAGCGGCGGGGGTCGGGCCCCCCCTCCAAATAAAAAACGGGTTG